ACCGCGCATCTTCGCCATGACCGGCGACCGTGCCGTTATGCGGTACATGGGCTTCCGCGCGCACGACACAGTTGACGAGGCGCGAGACCTAATACTGGCATACCAAAAATCACCATCACGATGGCAGGCCGTGACGTTGCTCGATGACCCGAACGACATACTCGGCATCGTCGGCTTTGAGGTCCAAGGGCACCAAGTTGCCATAACGATCATGTTCCGCCGCGACTGGAAAGCCCGCGGCGCCGGCCGTGAGTTCTCAACACCATTCGTCAAATGGATTTTCACGCACCCGCAAATATGGCGTGCGTGGGCGCATGTACACGTCGATAACCTTCCCGTACAACGCGTCCTGAAACGCATGGGCGCTGAACGGGAAGGACGTTTACGGCGGTTCGCGATGTTTCCAAACCTAAGCGAAATACCGCAAGACGTGTACGCGTACGCAATTGTGCGTTAGAACGCAAATGGCAAGCTACCAAGTCCATTAAACATGGAACCGATGCCGCCGCCCTTGCCTTGATCGTTTTTTGCTTGGGCTTGCGCGATCGCCGATTGGTTGTTCATTTGCGAGGTAGCCACGCCGGCTTGCTGTCCCGTGGCCGTCGTGCCCACACCGATCGCACTGAACATATTACCCAGCGCGCTTTCGAGCTGACCAAATTGCTGTTGGTTACCCGACAGGTAATTTGTAAATGCCTGATTCGCGAACGTGCTAGCGATGCCGGTGTCCGTCGTTGCAATGGCGCGTTCGTTGGCGCCGGAGAGCAATTGACCTCGCGAAGCCGCACTGTTTTCCTGTTCTCTGTTGGCGAGGTCAATCGTATAATCCTGTCCCGGCGACCCTTGGTAGTCCTTCATGAAGGTGTCGTAATTCAGCTTAGGATCGTTGCCAGCGGTGCCGGCAACCTTCCCAATCTGCCCAGCCGCAGGGTCAAGAAAAGACTGCCCGAACGTGTTATACGGCCCCGTGGCTGCGTTGAACGCGCCGGCCGTGTCGTTCACGTTGTTGAGCCCCGACCGGAGGTCCCCGGTCGCCATGTCGGCGCCTATCACTGTCCCCAGGCCGGAACCGAACGACATGGAATACCCCCTTGAGTGTCATACAAGTGTCTGATAAGCATACACGACATGGCTACAGAACGCAAAACAATGGTGTCCCTGCGGCTCCCAAACAGCCTGCTAAAGCGCGTCGATTTCGTCGCCGGAAACACTGGCAACAAGGCAATAGCAAGCCGATCGGCGGTCATTACAGCCGCAATAGAAGAATGGCTGCCGCCGGTCGAAAACGAGCTGGCGTCGTGCCTAAAGGCGCTCGGGGCGCCGTCCACAAGGGCAAAGTGATTCGCATGGCAAAGCAACCCTCCAAGGCTAAACGCAAGCCGGCACCCCGGAAGAAGGTCACCAAGACCCCAAAGCAAAGCGAACGCACCTTGCACATGCTCGCGCAGCAATGGTTGGTCAAGTCCGGGTGGTGGGACAGGCTCCTGATTTTTCACGTCCCCAATGAACGCCGCGGCGGCATCGGCACGGCAATGCACTTCAAGAGGCTGGGGGTGCGTCCCGGCGTTGCCGATTACTTGGTGTTCGCGGGTCGCGACGCTGCTATTGAGCTAAAAGACGAGGACGGCAAACAATCCGAAACGCAAAAAGAATTCCAACGCGACTGGGAAAAATCCGGCAGGTTGTACGTTGTCGTCCGCACGTTGGAAGAATTCCAGGGCGCGGTGTGCGCCATAGGCGTATTTGCCTAGAACGGGAACGCTGTCCAGGTACCTACCGCAGTTTTGATCCATACGCGGGCGCCAACGATACCCGCAACATCGCCGTACCAATCGCCTACATTGCCAAGTCCGGCGGCCGGCGCACCCGTACCGTTACGTACAACTGGGTTTGCTTGCAGCGCTGTAATTTGGCCGTTAATGGTGGTGATTTGGCCGTTGATGGTGGTGATTTGGCCATTGATGGTGGTGATTTGGCCATTTACGACCGTAATCTGCCCATTGATGGTAACGATACTAGCGGTGTTTGCATTTCCCTGTGCTGCGACCGCCGGCAATCCAACAACAGAAACTTGGTCAACAAGACCTTGGCTGTTGAGGATAGTTGTCAGTTCTAAAAGCCACCGATTGAATGTCGGGTCCTCGTTCGCAATCGGTGGCGGTGGCGGAATCTTAAGGGTCACGTTCCCTGTCCCTGCATCGCGTACATTTCGTCAATCGTGAACGGTGCTTGCACGCCGCCGTACTGCAACCGGAACTGTTGCCGACGCGAGGCCCCAAAGTTGCGGCCGATCGCGCGTCGCGTACCGGGCAGCGGCATTGTGATTTGTCGAGCACCGCGCCATGTCACGCCACGGTCTTCGGACCAATCAAGCTGGAACGCGCCCGCCGTAGGACCCATAGACGACGTAACGTCGATTGAACTTACGATGCCGCGTGTTTCTTCGCCGCCTACCCACGGCGTGATAATCGTACGTTGCAGATTGCCGGCGGGTTCGGCAGCGCTATTGATGTTCGTTGTACACACTTGACCCGTATCAAGCCCAACGTACGTCACGCCGCCATCGTGTTCAGTCGAGCAACGCGCCGCATGGTCCAAACGACCCGGTGATTGCCGATATGACCATACGCCGGTTGTTGACGAGAGTTCCAAAGACCATTGGCCCGGCAACGTAAGGACGTAAAAATCGGACCCTCCTTGGCCGTATGCGTACGCTGTCAACGTTGCCAACTGCGCTACCGTCAAGCTTTGCAGTAACAAATCAATCCATTGCGGGGAACTTGGTTTGCCGGACTGGCCTGTACAGACCCATACGCGCCGGTCGGTTGCCACAAATACTATGAGGTCCCGCAGCACTGCAAGCGACTGCCGAGCTGCAATGCCCACGGAAAGAAGCGAATTCGGATACGCGGTAAACGCAAAATTAGCGGCGCCACCCGGCGTGTACCACTGTTCCAAAGACCGGGAACCAAGTACCCACAGCACACGCCCCGACACCGCCAAATCGGCTACGCCATCGGCACGGGCTTCTTTGGTGGCAAAATTGCCGCCCGGCACGTTCGCGGGTGCCAGCGCAATCGAACTGAACATCTTCGCGCTTTGGTTCGCGTAAAAGTTCGATGCGCCGCCCCATGCGGTAAAGTTACTGAGTTCCGCCACGGCAGATGGATCAAAATTAATCGACGCATCAAACCCGGCGTTCACGACGCCGCCGGCCACCGTAGCGGTATACGCTGTGCCCGCAAGCAGCGCGTTGATGGTATTGCGGTTTGTCGCAATGGCGAGCGCCGTACGGTCTTCGGCGAACCGTATAACTGGGTTCGTGGCATTCACTGCGACGAAGCCTGCCAGCTTTGGCGTAGCAGTTTCGACGCCGGACCATATTGAACCATCCGCGTGGCCACTCCACAGAGTTCCCAGCGCGTGGCTGATGGCGATACAAGCCGCGTTTGAGGGACGGCAGACTTGATCGAGGCCCGGCGAACCGATGAAGCGCACATGCGACGGGCGGCCTTCTGTGGCAGCGCGGGGCACCACGCGCACGTTGACAAGCTTACCCGCCCCTTGGTCCAGGTTGTTCGGGTCTTGAAAACTGCCTAAAATGTCAACGGGAGGCATGCGGTGCGCCTACGGTAAGAATCTTCTCAATGTGCGAGCGGAATTCTTCCGCCATCTGACGCGCAAGAATCCGTTTCCAGTCCGGTCCGTACTTTTCTTGCTGTACGTCGCAGAACTTTTTCAGCACGGCGCGAATTTCCGGCGACGGCTGTTCCCACGGGTACGTCACGCCCGCACCGTACGCAGCCATTGTTGGCCCCTCGCCCAATCACGCCACCGCTTATTGACGCGTTCCGCGTCCATCACGATCGGGTCTGTTGGCGCTAGTACGCGACCGTACGAACCCATAATGCGCCGCCCGAGCAACATAACCGCATCGTGAACGCCTTCCGGCGGCAACGTCACAACATCGGTTCCGGCTGCGTTCGTAAGTGGCGCAATACGACCGCCGTACTCTATCAACGCTTGCGCGGTCGAACGCGGTGGCTGCCAAGCCGTAACCAGTACAGAACCGTCTGTCCGATTTTCTTGGTGCCATTTTGTAATAAGCCCGGTTTGCGTTGTCCGCACAACGTCGGCGATTGGCGCCATGCGCGTTTCGCGATTTACGGTGAGACTTACATCATTCATCCATATTGCACGTACGGCAACCGCGTCTTGTTGCACAAGATATGACGAACTGCCGGTCCCGATCGTAAAACTGTACGTGCTCCCCGACACGCCGGCCGGCAGTTGCGCGGTAACACGTTTGATAAGGTATTGCGTGGCGCCGTCTGCGTTCTCCGCGCGCAAGAGGTCATTCAAAATTGGGACGTTATTCGCTAGATCAAATGCGTCTGGACCTTCGGTTGCGTCAATGACACCGAACAGTCGAAGCGCTTGCGTGATGACGTACGCTGCGTTGACGCTCATTGCGATTTACTTTCTTCCTTGGCCGCCTTCGAAGCCGCCAACTGTTTTTCCAGCTCGGCAATTCGCGCACGCATGTCTTCGCCGGCGGCCGAGCACTGCGCCAGCCCGTCAAGGGCAGCGTTCCGTTGGTCCCGGATGGCCAACATGATTTTTGAGGCGTCTTGCTGTTGCGCGGAGGCGCAGTACGGAATTAACGCGAATAGCACCGCAAGACGTTTCATCTAGCCTCCTATTGATTTTCGTATACGCCGGATACGGCGACGTGTGCATTCACCCCGTATACACCGCCGCCGTTTTCAATGCAACTCGCTGTCGTTGTTGCCGCCCCAAACCGGCAAAATACAGCCGCATTCGTATTGACCGATTCTGAACCGTTGATCGAGCCTGATGATTGCGTAGTGTTTGGAAGCGTAAAAGATACTACGGCACCGCAAGTACCGATGGCTGTGATTGTAAATTCAGCTTCGATCCATGTTGTTTTCCCAACCGTACGTGCGCGTGCTGAATTGTTTGTGATCGTTGCAGTCCCGCACGTAAAAGCTGGGGTGAAGGCCGTCCATGCTGTTGTGAGATTGTTTGCCGTGATGTTGCCGGTCGGGTCAACCAAAAACCCGTTACTCTTAAAGCAATCGGTTCCGCAAGTGGCCGTCGAAGCATCGAAAGCATGGGCAATAGCTGGGTTTCCGGTAAAACCGAATGCCGTAGCAGTTGCAGCAAGCGGCTGGGCACCAAACATGTTGCCGATCAGAACACCAAATTGACCGCCGGCTACTGCGCCGGGTTCGGCACCGATCATCAAGGCTGCATCGTACAGAGACCCCTGTACAGCATCCGACGCGTCACCGCCGCCATAAACAAGAGCGCGGATAGCCTTGATTTTCGAACTCGACCCGGCCGTCATGAATACCTGATCGTAGCCGGCCATGACCTGTTCGAATCCCGTCGCCCCGTTGGTCAGGACACCCAGGAAATTTGAACCGTACGTGCGGCCTTTTTCATTACCAACTACGCCACCGGAAACGTACGCATTCTGAAACGACGAATTTTGAAGGTCAAAATGCGTTCCGTCTACAACGGTAATAATCCAAATGTTATTGGCTTCCGTTGTGCCGACGATACCCGCAATTGAAACTTGACCCCCTGTTGAAAATCCCGCAGTTGACGCAACCGTAAGACGGATGAGACCAGAACCGTTGTTCGCCGCTGCGCTGACGTTGGTGCGAAGGATAGTACCCCCGTCGCTGGAATTTGCCTGTCCTTGGCCCGATACCGCCGCGTAGAACCGTACCGTGTTCGATGGACTTGTCGGCGCTATCTGTGTAAGACCAACAAACAACCCTTCACGGCCGCCCGTCGCCGCCGCACCACCGTACGCGTGGTTGATGGTAAATCCAAGTCCGTACGATGAAGCACTGCCAAGTCCAGTGTCCACACTGTCGGAATTTATGGTGACATAGTTGTTATATTGCTGGGCGCCGAATCGAATGTTGTCGCCGAGCCCTACGCCGGGCGCAAGGACGTTACTCGAAAGCGTTACGGTCGTTGCGCCGACTGCAATAACTGACGCGACACGCGTAATCACCTGCGGCTTAGTCAGGTTTGTAACCGACATGCCAACCGTGACGTACGCCGGCACCGCCGTAAACGTCAGGACGTTGTTGCCGGCCGCGGTAGTCGCACTTGTAGCGACGGTTCCGCCGATTATGCCAGATGGTGTTTGCGTAACTTGAAAGCCCGCTCCGAGCGTGCCGGCGGTCGGAACGAGACTTATCCCAAGCACCGCCGGGTTTGTCAGGTCTGCGAGATTCGCGGTACCGGCTCCGGAGTTGCCGCGCACACTGCGGCCGGCACCTTGCCCTGGAAAATCTTGTTTGGCAGTAAAAGCCCCATTGAGCGTTGTTGGCTGTCCTGTACAGTTTGTGCTCAACACGCTGGCGCACAGCGGCTTGCTATCCTGGAATCCTGGATTTGTTTGCGCCGACGCCGTAACCGATGTTAACAGCGCGAGAAGCGCCGCGAATAAAACCCTAGCCGAGAACATCGGGACCTCCGAGATTACTTTTCGTGAGCGTAAATATCTGCGGTCCCGCAGCCGGTTGCGGAACCGTAGTCCGTATGGAGTTTGACGGAATAAACGTGCCATCGTAGTCGGCGGGTATTATTGTATCGAGATTTTTGACGACAGTATCAATCGGCTGTGCCAACGATTGCACACCGACAAACGAACCGCCCTTGTCCATCGACGCGTAGTAGGGAGGCGCGCGGAGCAACGCAGCGAGGCGCGTAGGATCGTCCGGCGCCGCAAGTGGCGCATTGGCGTACGTCGTTGTCGTGCCGCTCGATGGCCCGCTACCCCATATGTCATCGAGATTGTAACGCAGCGGCAGCGGTTCCGGCGGTGGTTCGATTGACCGATCGGGAGCAACCTGGAAATCAAAGACCTCCGGCCACGGGTCCCAACACGGGCTTACGGGGCGCCCGGATGCGCTGCTACAGACAAGCAAGCCGGTCAAGCGCTCACGCCGCAACGTCCTGTAGGCTACGCGTGCGTTGCACCTGCTACACGCCCCCCATGTTTCATAGGGCAGCAATTTTGGCTTGGTGGTGCGTACCGGTTGCATTGTCGCGTACCCCCGAAAAAAGAAGCGTCCGACTGGTTTGCAGCCGGACGCCCAAGGGCTGGGAGGAAACGCCCGACTTACTGGTTGTCAGCGCCCGGCGACACAAACACCGTACGCCAGTCGATGACAGACGCAGCACACCGGAACCAAAGTGCAATCAGGGACGCCTGATTGCTCCAGTTCGAATCTTCGCGCGTTTCGAGGGCCGACCGCTCCCAGAACGTAAAGCCCTGCCCGTTGTCCTTGTCCTGTTCGGACGTTTGGATGAAGTAGTTGTCCTTATCGACAAGGTACGGCGTTTCGATGACCTCCGGCAGCGCGCCGGTCGATCGCAGGACGTTG